AAGGTCGCAAGACCACAACCAAGAAAAAGTAATATGCCAACCAAGAAAATGCCGAAAGGCAAAATGATGAGCAAGATAGAGAAGGCCAAGCCAGCTTCTAAAGCCACCAAAGTAAAAGCCGCTGGTTCAATGATGAACAAGGGCTACAAGAAGATGTAAAAATCCTTCTGTTGTCTCCGTAAGGGACATGAACTAACCCTTACGGAGACTCTAGCAGGAGCAACCACGCACCCAACAAACATGAACATAAATACAACCACGCAAGAAAGTCAACTAAACGCTTCATTTGTCAAAGCACTTGGAGAATTACGCAACGTAGCCAAGAATGCGGTTAATCCGCATTTCCGTAACCGCTACGCATCACTAGATGCTATTTTGGACCATGTTCGTCCAATTCTAGCAGCTCACAACCTTGGACTCTCGCAAGAACCTCTCTTTGAGGACGGGAAAGCAGGAGTAGTGACAAGGATTATCCACGAATCAGGAGAGTCAAGAGAGTCAACTCTGTTACTTCCTATCAAGGATCAGACTGCACAAGGTGTAGGATCGGCATTGACATACGCAAAGAGGTATGCCATCTCCAGCATCCTGGGAATCACCGCTGACGATGACGATGATGGGGAGCTTGCCAGCAAGCCAGTAGTTGCCAAGCCTATAATCAAGGCTGAAGCACCCAAAGCGAAGCCAGAGAAGGCCAAGGAAGCCATAGTTGCCGAGCTTGTAGAGATCAGCAATAAGGCTATCGAAGCCGCTGACCCTCTAACCGAGCTATCCAGCATAATGTGGGATGCCGGGATTGAAGATTCTCATGTCATTGAGTTTCTGATTGCGAAAAAAGCGATTAAAGACCGAAGCGTTCTACTCAAGGATGTCAATCCAAAGGTAATCGCTCGACTCGTTGAGAAGTGGGATGACGTTCTAGCCTTCAAACCAGCACTCTAATGGACGAGCGTAACGGAAAACCATCTGCAAGCGGATTCTCCCGACTTGCCCTATGCCCTGGTTCATGGAACCTAGAGCAAACGATTCCCCCACAGGAAGAGAACAAGTACATGGCACTAGGCACAGCAGTCCATGCTGTCCTAGCTGGTCAAGCAGAGTTTGATACTCTCACCGAGGATGGTCAGGACATCGCCACAAGATGCCTCTCCCAATTCTCCGAGATGATCGGTCAACTTGATCTAGGAGAAAGAACCAAGGAGGTAATCGAAGAGAGATTCTGGTATGATGATCTCTTCTCTGGAGCGATTGATCGCATTGACTTCTTTGGAGATACTGCTGTAGTCACCGATTACAAGACGGGCCGTGTAGCCCAATCTGGAGCCGCTGAAAACTACCAACTCCGAGCCTATGCCGTTCTAGTCAAGAAGGCATATCCCGAACTCAAAACCATCCTCGTTGCCATTATTCAACCCCTAGCCGCTGGCAAGACCATCGCTGAATACAACGAAGAGGATCTCGCCAGAGCAGAAGAGGAGATCGTTGGCATTATTCGTGCTTCCCAAAAGCATGATGCTATCAGAACTCCTAGTCCAGATGCTTGTAAATGGTGTCGTGCTAAAAGCATTTGTCCAGAGGTTCGTGGAACGCACAAGGAACTAGAAGTAGTTTCTAACTCTGTTGTTCCCCAACTATCTAACGAAGAGATTCTTGCCATTGACGAGAAAGCCGAGGTTGTTCTTGACTTCATTGAAGAGGTTAGGAAGGAAATGAAAGCTAGGATGATTGCAGGGCAACAATTTGCTGGACGATCACTAACAGAAGGGCGTAAAGTACGGAGTGTTTCGGATACTCAATCTATTATTTCTGCACTTGCTGGCATCGTTGAACAATCTGACGTTCTCGCTTGCACAAAAGTCTCTGTCACAGCACTTGAAAAAGCCTTTGCTAAATCCAAGGGACTCAAGGGAAAAGAAGCCAAAGAAAAGTTTGAGGATTCACTTGGATGGCTCATCGAAACCACAACTGGTGAGCCTTCCATCAAACGGAATTGATTCTCCAGAGGAAGGATATGCCCTTTTCATCACCTATAGAGGAAGAGATTGGATCGTTCTCTACAAGGATGAAGGCAACTTCACAGCTTTCCCTGCCGATCACAAACAATCAAACAGCAACCAAGCTAGAAAAGTCATGGAGTATCTTATTAACGAAGGATTTATAGATCCAAAGGATAATACTCCAACAATGTCAGTGCAGTAAAAACAACAAAAAAACAAACCAAATAACCATGTCATTTACAATATCAATAGACGTAACCAAGATAGACAAGTCACTCCTCAAGAGTGTTACCAAGAAGGATGGTACAAAAGCCACATATCTAAACCTCATTTGCTGGCCCAATAGGGATGGCAAAGACAAGTTTGATAACGATGGTTCAGTCAAGCACTCGCTCACCAAAGAGCAGAGAGATGCAGGGATCAAATCCGAGATCCTGGGCAACTACAAAGTCAAAGCCGAGCAAGATTCAGTCTTCCCTCCCAACTTTGCCGAGAAGATCAAGCCAGCAAAGGCATTCCAGAATCGTCCTAAACCACAGGAAAATGATCCATTCGGTGATATTGCCGAGGATGAGATTCCTTTCTAAACCATAACAAAGCAAGCAACCACGCACAATTATGGATCAACTAACAGAAAATGAGGCTAGGCTTCTAGCACAGATTGAGTTTCTTAATAAAGAACTCAATGGTTTAAAGGAAACCCTACGCTTCCAGAGGGGAGACATTTGGGACATGGAGGAACATCTATCTGATCTCCAAATGCGTAATGGTATTATTCTTACCATTCTCATCCTAGCATCCCTGGCCGTTTTAATCACCTACTTCATCAAATGACAATTAAATATTGCAGTTGCGGAGGATACAAAGGAGAGGTTCCAGAGTATCATTCTTGCGAATACGTCAAGGCTAGGAATCTTTTAATTGATGATGCCGAGGCACAAGCCAAAGCAATCTCACGAACCGAGAGTGGCAAGTTAGACTTCCTCAAGTATAACTATAATTTCAGTAAGATTATGCATAAGGCGGCAATAGAAGCTAAAGTTTATGATCTCTAAAGAAGCCCAGGCTTATTGGGATGGAGAACATGTCCGTTTTCTCGCTGAAGGGAATCAACCACCTTCAGTTGAGGATCGGGTAAAGGAAGCCTTTGATGCAGGAGTAAGATCAGTTCAAACCAAAGGACAATGCCATGAGTGATCAATTCGACTTTGACTTCTCACCTATTGAAGAGGAAATCTTTGATGATATTCAATCAAGGTTTCTCCGCTTCCATAACAATAACCCTCATGTCTATAGCAACCTTGTTGTTCTAGCTAGGCAGTTCCGAGAGAAGCGTAGTGATGCCATGATTGGTATCCAGATGCTCTTTGAGGTTCTCCGCTGGAACTACTGGCTCAATACAGATAGCGACGAGCAATTCAAGTTTCCAAACGCATTTGCCGCTGGATATTCACGACTCATTATGAAGAATGAATCTGATTTAGAGGGTATCTTTAAGCTATGTAAATCAACCTTTGACGAGGAATAATGACAGCCACCGACACCCCGCGCACGGATGCCGAAATTTGGGATGTGGTTTATCACCACAAAAACGAAATCGTGGTAGATGCTGATTTCGCCCGCGAACTGGAACGCGAACTCGCAGCATCTAATGCCGATGTCGAGAGGCTTCGTCAGCTTTTACTCGTTAGCGACCTCCCAGTCGATCTCGTTAATAGCCATTACAACCCAACTACCGAGGAATCCTCGGCAACTCAATTATGACCACAACCGACACACCACGAAAGGATGCCTCAAAACCAAAACTAACTAGAGAATCCTACGACGAGAACTGGAATATGAAACAAACGGACACGCCACGAATGAATGCCTACTACGCAGGGAAAGGCTGTGAATGTTCTGCACGAAGCAGGAGCGAATGCGGATGCGATGTGGATTGGACAGATCCTCGCATCTATGCGCTAGAGGCAGAGGTCAAGTTTTGGAAAGCCAAAGCGTATGAAGCGGAGCATCAGGAAGGATTCCATGAGGCCGAGGTCGAGAGGCTACGGGGACAACTTCAACAGGCCATCGAGATTGCAGAGGTCTTTGAATCCGAACTGGATGAGTACCACAGCGTAGATCGCAACTGTCCAGATGCAGCATGGCATTACATCAGAAGAAGCAAAAGACAAGCTAGACGCCCTCAAACAAGAAATAAAATGACCACAACCGACACACCACGCACCGATGCCTGCCCTCATTGCGGAGCTAAATACTTCAGTGTGGTAGAGTGGGGATGCGGCACTACACCTATAATTGACGGCGACACACACCGATCCCCTCTTTGCAAAGAACGCGAGGCGAGGCAGAAGCTAGTGGCCGAGGTCGAGAGGCTGAAGAAAGAACACAGAAAACTCTCCCATGAACTTTACGTCTGGAAGCCATATTGTGCCGATTTTTCAGAGAAGATAAAACCATCACTATGAGAACATTCAAAGCCAAAGGAAATACTACCCGTCGAGTGGCGGGTAGTATGAATAAAACAGAACAGGCTTATGCCGCATTGCTAGAGAAACGAAAACAGGCGGGAGAGATCCATCACTATCAGTTTGAGGCGGTTAAATTAAGACTAGCTGATAACACCAGCTATTGCCCTGACTTTATGGTAGTAGATAAAGATGGATACATTGAATGGCACGAAGTAAAAGGTTTTTGGCATCAAGCAGGAAGAATTAAAATTAAAGTTGCGGCTGACCTTCATCCATACTTTTCATTTGTTGCAGTTCAATACAAAAAGAAGGAGTGGGTTTATGAGCAATTCTGATCTATGCCCCCATTGTGGTCAGGAATATAATCCCACTACCGCAACCAAGAATGAGTTTGAGATATTCTGGAAAGCCTATCCTCGCAAGATAGGAAAGGGATATTGCCAAGAGATATGGAAGCGGAAGAAGTTCCCTGCCATTGAGATCATCCTTGAGTCACTCCAGAAGAGCATAGCCTCTTCTGATTGGCAAAAGGAGGGAGGCAAGTTCATTCCTAACCCTAGCACCTGGTTAAACCAAGGACGATGGGAGGATGAAGGAATTGATCACTCCGTACTACGCCAGCAGATTTCCAAGCCAGTTTTCAAAGGAACTACCAGTAGGGTAGATCACGAAGCATACAAGGCATGGAAGATCGAAGAAGGATACCCACCCCAATTCATTGATTCAACTTTCAATGAAGACCCCGAACCAGTACAAAAGAAATACCTAGCAACCCTAAAACAATGATTGTAATGCCATCTAACAATACTGGATTTGAATGCGGAAGATTATTTGGAATGTTTCCAGATCGTCTTGCTCATCTTCATTCTTGTGAAAGACTAGCGGAGCCAAAACAAAATATTCCATGGGCATTGGATAATGGTGTTTTTGGAGCCTTTACATCTGGAAGAGAATGGTCAGAAGAACCATTTTATTCGTTCCTTGATGCGTATTCTGCTTGGAAGCCAATTTGGGCAGTAGTTCCTGATTGGGTAGGAGATAAAGAAAGAACCCTTATTCTTTGGGAAAAACATTCTCCTGCACTTAAAGCATTTGGAGTTCCTTTGGCATTTGCGGCTCAAGATGGGATGACACCAGATGATGTTCCAATGGATGCAGAAATTGTATTTGTTGGAGGATCTACTTCTTGGAAATGGAAATCATTATCAATCTGGACAAAGAATTTTCCTAGAGTTCATGTTGGTCGAGTCAATTCAAGAAGATTATTGGAAATGGCAGAAGAAAACGGAGCAGAATCTTGTGATGGAACGGGATGGTTCCGTGACCCAAAAAGAACTCAAGAACTTGAGGACTATCTCAAATCTACAAAACAACAACCACAATTAGCATTATGAATAAATATATTTACCTAGCTGGCCCAATTAATGAATGCACAGACTATGAATGCAGAGATTGGAGAAATGATGTTAAAAAATATTACCCAAATATTTATGACCCAATGGATAGAGATTATCGAGGTATGGAATTAGAAAAATATAAAGAAATTGTAGAATTAGATAAAGAAGACATCAGAAAATCAAATGTGGTTCTTGTGCGATATGTTAAACCTTCCGTTGGAACTTCAATGGAAATATTTTATGCATTCACAATAGGAATACCAGTTGTTGTATGGACTAATGAAAATGTGACCATTTCACCCTGGTTAATGTATCATTCAAATCATATTGCATACGATTTAGAAACATCACTTTATTTACTTTCAGAACTATTATGAAAAACACCGATGAATCCGATTACTGCCCTTGTTGTGGATATAGACGCTGAAATTAATTGGGAATACAATCATCCAATTACCCATTCTCTTTTAATGGAATTGGGAAGGGATATTGTTAGATTATCCAAACACCAACAAACATTTATCAAAAATGTAGTTGGGAAAATGGAAGAGGAAACCAATGAAGCAAAAAAAGCTCACATGAACTTACGAAACCATGTGATTTGGCACATAGAAAAAAACAGCAGTAAACCAGCATACACAAAATGAAAGCAGATAAATATAACCATACATTTAAACTTTGGAAAGACTTCACATTTGAAGCGGCTCACCAACTTACAAAAGTTCCACCTGGTCACCAATGTGGAAATCTTCATGGGCATTCTTATAAGGTTAGGATTCATTGTAAGGGAAAATTACAAGAAGACAGGGATTGGGTAGTTGATTATGCTGATATAGCTTTGGCAGTTAAACCTTTTATATCAGAATTAGATCATTCTTTTCTAAACCATATAATTGAAGGAGAAACTACAGCCGAGAATCTAGCTTATTGGATTGCATGGAAATTGCATACCAAGCTCCGTTCCATGTATGCAGTAGAAGTTTTTGAGACTCCAACAACCTCTGTTATCTACGAACTATGACCAACATATACAACGAAGATCACCAGAATTGCCTTGACCGAGAGAAGGAATCTCTTTGTCAGGAGATCAGCAGACTGAATAGCAAACTATCATACCTAGAGAATGTATTGAGTGAGATCCATCTCCTTAATTCTATGGGCAAGAGCCTCAAGATCCATGATGCGGTGAATGCCGCTATTGATGTACTAAAATGAACAATCGAATCTTCTTTGCGGTATTCATTCCAATCTTGATTGTTGAGATAGTGGCAAATGCTTCATGGATTGCAATCTCGTATGATTGGAGGATTAGGGGCAATGTTGGTCTGTCCTATACAATCTCAATCTTTGCTGGAGCATTGTCAGGATGGGCATGGTGCTGGATGGCACAGGCCATTCGACAAGATCAAATGTTCGTAGCAAACATTATGTGGGATATATTGGTAAGCATTGTATTTATTTCATTGCCTATCTTATTTTATGGAATCAAATTAGACATACAAACCGCTATTGGGACAGCTATTGCTGTTCTTGGCTTACTTATTATGAAGGCATGAACTACGACGAAGAATTAGACCCAAATGTAGCTAAAGCCGCTGGAGCTAATATAGATGTAGCACAATTTGTAGAGGCATTCCTCGTAGAGAACACGAATCCAGAATTGTCGATGCAACAGAAGCTAGATCGTTCCAACGACCAGCGAGATCGTGCAGTGTTAATTTGTGACGCTATGATGGCATGGGAGACTCCAGCAGATGCCAGAAAGACATCCAAGGATCTCTCTCAACTGAAGAAAGAAATTAATGAGTAGTTCAATAGACAAAATACTTAACCAACTAGGGTTTGAAACACCCGACATTCCACCAATCACCAAGAGGGAAGCAATAGAACAAGGATTGATTCAGGGATCAGAAAAACCAAAGAAAGGTATATGCGGTAAATCCGTTTACACTTCTGCTTCCAAATGTGATTCCGCTATCAAGCACCGACTAGAATCTGGATTCGGAGGGACTAGCTTTCTCCGTTCTTACTTCTGTGAGGAATGTTCTGGCTATCACATGAGTAGCTCCCATAACAAACTGAACAAATGAACCCTCTGGAAGCAATAGGTCATGCCACATCAGTATTACTATTGATCGGCATGATGGTATTCTTCTGGATGATATTTAAGAAAACAAGAAAGGTTTATCGTCGAGGCCAGAAAGCCAAAAGGCGTGAACTCAAATACAACAAATCAAAATGTTCCTAGCACTTATCTACACTGCAATCGCACCGATTCAGCAACCAATCCATCAACCTCAAACCCAAACTATCTATGTGGCTAACCTATCTGCCACAGATGGCAGGGATGCAGGGGCGTACTACCAAGTCACAACACTTCCCCAACCAGTACAAGAACCAGCATATAGGATGAATCCAGTTATGCTTCCAGCAATCCAACCAGAAGAATAATGATCAAGCAACCAAAGTCTAAAGCCGCACTCGCTAAATTCCGATATGCAATATCCGATAAGATGCCGAAAGGCCAAGCCTACGATCCAGCCCAATGTGCCATGATTGTCTATGAAACGAAGTGTCCAAAGAATAACTGGCAATGTTCCCGTAAGTCAGGGTACGGAGTAAACAAACTCTGGTGTCCTAATCACGCAACTGCTATAGCTTCTTAAACATGAATCAATACAAAGTAACTCGTATTAATGATACGATGATTTCCCTTACGGATGATCAAAACCTTACTCCAGAAGCATTAAAGCATGGTACAATATGCCTAGAACATTCCATTTCCAATCTTTCAGAGGTTAAATCTCTTACATCTGGAGATATAGTTATTGATGTAGGGGGATTCATTGGTGATACGGCTCTTATCTTTTCCAAGAAAGGAGCAAAGGTTTATGCTTTTGAACCACAAGAAGATGCGTTCTTTTGTATGGAGTATAATGTATTTAAGAATAGCACCAATATTATTGCTATCAATGAAGCTGTTGGTAATGGAGATTCCGTTTCAGTAAATCAAGATGCTCTTGATGGGAACCCTGGAACTAGAACCATCAAATCAGACGAGAACGGAAAGAAAAGCATACGATTAGATGATTACTTTGCTAAATTCCCTTCCATTGATTTAATTAAGATTGATTGCGAAGGCTATGAGCCTCCTGTAATCCAAGGAGCAAAGAATATAATTAACAAACATAAGCCTGTTATTATTTGTGAAGTATATCCAGATATGTTAGCAAAAGCAAGATTCTCTAAATCAGATATTTATAATCCCTTAATAGAATTAGGATACAATATCGTTACTTCTATTGGAGAAGAAGATTCCGTCAGATGGGATATTACTGCTACGTTTTCAGCTTGCTGAAATCTGGACGCTTGAACTTCCCTTCATAGTTAAGGGTTTCCAACTCCTCCAGAGGCATCTTTCTTTCCAGCAACCATTCCCTAGCCAACTTGCAGTTGCGTAGGTTGGATGGATCAGTATGGAGTCCATGACCTTCCCATAATGAAGGATGCCATTCATGGTAGATCAGATCCTCAATCTCTCTACCGCCAGCAGATTTGATTAACTCACGCATGATACGATCCCAACTATGCCGACCTAGCACCATATCGGGGAACAAATGATGGTTGCGTCTCCACCATCCTACCCTCATGGCAAAGAAGTCACACCCTGCATATTTTGCACCTGCACTGATGCGATCATATGGAAGAGGCTCATCTATCCGTTTAAAGTCCCGACGATAGGAATAGGCAGGGAGAGTTCCTTCTAGTCTTTGAATCAAGTTATTGGCAACACAAGTATCCGTATTAGTAAATAGGAGAACTGATTCATCGTTACGACCAACACAAGCAAGGCGTAGTATATCCTTGATCATGGGTATCCTACGGGTTTCTCCAGGGATGACTTCAGCGGAACTTCTTACAAAGCAGTTGTCATCCAATCCTAGATCCACACATGAGATAACCTCCCATGTCTTTGCCGCTAGATCATTGCGTCTTTTCTCATCTCCAGTTGCCCAAGGCATCTTCTGATAGACATGAACAATCTCTGGATAGAGGATAGTAGGCTTTTCCTTACGCCTAATCTTCTCCAGTATGGATACTACATCTCTAGGGAAGTTCTTATATCGTGTATAGGAAGCATAGAATGGCCTCCACGCTGTTCCATGCCACAAGCTAGGGGAATCTGTCACAATGGCATGAACTGGCGTTTTAGAGGCATATGCTAGGTGTAGCGGCCCACTATCAGTCAATATCATTGAATGGGTATTAGGGTGATCCATAATCCCAAGTAAATCGTAGAATTTTTCAGCCTTGATTTGAGCCAGATCAACAATATGAAATTCTGGTAATGAGTGATTTAGGATTTCCCATAGCAATTCCCGATATTGGAAAGGAGAAGAATTGCCTCCAGTAGATACCAAAATCCAAGGCTTATCCTTTGGTAATCCCTTCAGTAACTTTTTCTCTCTCTTGGAATCCCTCTTATCGAACACCAGTTTCGGCTGTTTGGGCCAAAGTTCTAGCTTATTGGCTAATCTAAAACCATCTTGCTGGAAAGAATCACAAACAATCTGTGGGCCGACATGATTGCCATATACTTGACTAACGATCACATCAGTAATCCCGACCACTTGAGTTGTAGTTACATCTCCTACTGATGCCCTGGCAAACTTTAACGCTCCCGTGACATCCTCAAATGGCCCATCATAAATAATGGGATTGACATAGCTAACACCATCTAGGATGTCAGCATAATCCTTGGATACAATAAGACTAGGCTTCTCACCCGTCTCATCAAACTCATTCTTTAGTACAGGGAGGAATGAACATATATCCCCATACCTTCCCATATTTAAATATATCTTTTCCACGACTTATAGTGAGTAGAAATTTGATTCCCATATAGTTTCTGCATAACCCTATTCACTTCTCTTCCTTTCCACCAAATAATAGGAGAAAGCAAAAGCCTAATTAGCTTCTGCATATTACTCGTAAACTTTACGGAATCTTTCTGGTTCTGGCTCTTCAGCAGTAATGACCTTCAGTGGAGGAAACTCCTTCTTCTCATCTTGTGGAAGCGTATTAGAATCCAATCCGTTCTCCTCAAGAGGCTGAAGAGGCCCATGTGCTTGCAAGTAGCGTCCCAACTCAATGAACAAAAACCTACGCTGGTCAAGAAGATAGGCACAGCAAGCCTGATAGAAATTAACTTCCTGCATCTTCTTTGATTCTCCCTCTTCCTTGATCTGCTTCAAGATAGGGTCTTCTTCAAAGTGGGAACGTAACTCAAGTGGGATAATATATTTTTTGCTCATAGTGGTTGCTGGTGAAACTAAAGATTTACTGAAAGCCTTTTAGAAGGCAAGGATTAAAAAGAACCAAATGTGGAACTCTTTGATTCTGTAAAACCAGGAAGAATTGAAGAACTGCGAGATGATCCTCCCCTTGATTGTGATATTGGTGAAACCGTTTGCCGCAATACAGGGACTCCCATTTCAATATTTTCTACAATTCCTTTAGGATGCCTATGTTGAACTTCCCCTTTTTGATTAACATCCTGCATTTTTGCTACATCACGACTTAAACTAGGAACCATCCCTTGAACAAAGAATTGTCCAGCATTTTTAGGTGATTTTGCAATTTCAATCATTGGGCCAGCAACAGGGGCTTCTGAAATAATTCCTCCCATAGATTCCAAGAAAGAATTGATACCACTCATGCCAATATCTGTTTTCTTTTGATTCTTAATAAATGACCTAGCCATTGTATTTGCAAATTGTGCTGCCTCAACTTCTGGAACGTGCAATGTATATTCCTTGCCATTTATTCTTACATTTCCCCATTTCACATCTCCTGTTTTTCTTCCTTGTTCATAGTATCCACCAAATATCCTATCTTTATCATCCCTAAATGCATCTACAACTGCCAATGCCATCAATGCTGCTGGAACAGCTCCAGCCTTAAATGCCCTAGTAATGTAATCTGACTCATTCGGCGTAAGATTATCTAAACCCTTCCAGTGAGCATTAAGGGCAGACGCAAGACCCCTTACGATTCCCGTTTGTCCTTGAACCGTTTGTTTTAAGAAATTCAATCCAACCTTATAGATTCCTTTTGTGAAGCCGATTTTTATCCCATGAGAGGCTAATGATAAAGCAGGGTTAATTTTCCCTGTTTTATCAGGACTTTCAGCCCAATCATGAAGTTCGTTAATCTTTTCTGCAACTTTATTATCTTCCATTAGCTTTGCTGATTTGGATGCAATATAAGCCTTTAAATTAAGTCCAGCCATAGCCATTTGATTTTTAAGATCAAATGGATTTGAAAGATCAATTAATCCATCAGCAATAGCATTAGCATATAAATGTTCTCTATAAACCTCTTCCATTGCTGTTGCTGGAAGGTTTTTGATTGCGGCGTGTAAATTACTTCCAATCCATCTAGCCCAATTTGTATTACTCTGAAGTCTTTTATCGTGGAGTAATTGAGAATCACTTTCTCCAGATTTTAATGTTCTAAAAAATTGTTTCATTCCTTTCCAGTAACCTCGATAATATGCAGGAATTGTTTTTAAAGGACTTACTCCTGATTCATATTCACCACGCACTTTACCAAGACCTAATGCGTGTTTTGCGGCATAACCTGCTGTTTCTGAAAAGGGAAATAAAATTGGTTTTATAACTGCATATTTACCAATCTTATACAAAACATTGATTCCGGCGACCGTTAGCTCTCTAGCTGTTTCACTTGTATGCCTCAATGCTTTTTCCCAATTAGGACGCTCTGCCTTTTCTTTTTCTTCTCTCCAAGCGTCAATCTCTCTTTCTTTAGTTTTTAGTTTTGATTCAGCTAAATCAGTAGCGGGATATTTTATAGAAGGTTCTCTGCGTGTTGGCTTGGAATAATCTCCACGCCTCATCTTATCCTCCATGTCAGCAATCCTTTTCTCAATTGCTTCCATCCTGCGCCTGTTGTAACGATCTTCCCTGCTCTCTGGTTCTTTCCCGGTTACTCGCTTAAATTGTTCTCTAGCTTTCTTTAGATCCTCTAGCAATCGTTTTGCGTATTCAGTAAGAGGTTCTTTTTTAGGCGTTGGAGCTTCTTTTTCTCCCTTGGCAATCCGATCATTTGCATCATCAAGTTGCTTTTGGATACGATCAATTTCCTTTTGCTCTGGAGATGGTTTTTTACGATCAGCTTCCTCTTTCTCAATCTCCTTTAGCTTCTGACGCATAGCGTCACGCTCTGCCATCTTTTGTTCATTCTCTTTATTTTGATCAAACGGAGCTTTCTCTAGCTTTGGTTTCTCAACACCCTTTAACTTGGCATCAAGATCAGAAATCTGTTTGTCATACAATTTACGCAAACGCTCATTTTCTTTTTCTTGTGCAGAAAATTTTGGAGCTTCTTCCCCATCAATCTCTTCACGCTTACGGCGCATTGCATCCAATTCAGAACGCAATTGCTCAATATCTACTGGTTCTTCTGCCCTAGTTTTTGGTTCTGTCCTTTCTCCAGTTCGTAGTTGTTTATCAAGATCCTCAATAGCATTCTTTAATGCGGTTTTCTTTTTGGAGTATGCGGTAGCAAGCTGTTCATCTGTCGGAGGGGCTTTGACAGTCTTTAGAAGTTCATTCAGTTTTGCTTGCTTCTCACGAATCTCTTGAATGGCCTTCTCCCTTCGTGCGTTGGTTTTCAATGCAGGAAGACCTTCATTGATTCGATCAATGCTTTCTTGGAGGCGAACCAGCGTCCTTAATTCACTCTTCCTTCGTAGCAACTCATCAGGATTTATCTTTGCTTCTTTTCCATATTCAGAAAATGCACGACGAACATCACGCTCTGTAGCATCAGGATAGATTTCCTTAATGTCATCATGGACGGCTTTCATCACTTGATCTTCACCACGCAATCCTTCTTCAAGATGCGCTTTGACCAAATCATCTACGCTCTTATGAGATAACTCTTCTCCAGCGACAGCTTCAGCTTTAATCCTTGCCCTTACGTCTTCTGGAGTTCTTTTCTCCTGGAGTGAATCAATTTTGGCGTGAGAAGCATCCCAAACTTTTTTAAGATACTCTTTTGTTGCCCCTTGAATTTCAGAAGCCATTTTAGCAGACCATTCACCAAATGACTTTAATCCATTTGCAATGTGGCTTGCTCCAATAATTATGTCACCAAGATCAACGGGTGAAATCTTTGCATAAAGTTTACCTTTTCTTTCTTGCCTAACCCTTTCGGCAGCAGCGTTGAGCCTGTCAACAATGCTTTTATCAATGGGTTTTTCTTCTTTAGGTTTTTTGGGAGAAGGTTCTTTAGGTGTTTTCTTCTCTTTTGCTGTGCGTGACTCAATCTCTTTTAATGCCTCTTGGAGGCGAGATTTTACGGCTTCATTTTCGGCTTTAAGTTGTTCAACTTCCCTTGTTTTATCCCTTGCTTCAATTAATGCCTTATGCTCTTCAGCCTGTTTGGCAATTGTTTGTTTTTCATCTTCAGTCAATGGTCGGCGTTGACCCTTTAATAATTTTCGCTCAAGGGCGGCTTGAGAATAGTTTTCAGCAAGCATTATCTTGAACATCTGGAGCAAGCGTCCTGCACTAGTTCCCGTTTTATCAACAGCTTTTTCAAGCCTATCTAACTTATCTTCAATCGGCTTAATCTCACCATTCAGAATAGCATAATCAGATGGTCTTGGATCTTTGATTTGTTCAAACTGCTTTTGAAGCTGTTCTCTCTCTAGCTGAAGTCGATTCATCTCAACAGTCATCAAAGCAACCTCTTCTGGCGTTCTTGCCGTGTTTCCTTTTTCAAGAATATCGGAAATCAAACCTTCTACAGGTATTCTGCTTTTATTATTTACCTCTAAAGCTGTATTGATCTTTTCAGCATTTGACTCTCTTTCTGATTCGGGCAATGATTCAACAAGCCGATTGAGCCTTTGTTCATTGACGGCAGCTTTGTTGATCCCTACTGGTTTTTTTCCCGGTTCTTCAGCACCAGTTACTTCTTCTTTTGGGGCTTGACCTTCTTCGGTAGGGACTTCTGCTTCGTTTTGTCGGCCCACTCCTTCGCCCACGGCTGGTGCGTTGCGAATGCCCACTTCTCCTGCTTTTTCGATTTGAACGGACTCATTTGGTGTTTCTGGTTGTGCTTCGGCTACTGGAGCCTCGGCGGGTTGTTTTAAAGCATCAATCTGTTGCTGGATAGCGGTATGCTCTGATGACCCCGGCTTATGTTCCAATTGGTCTGTAGCAAGATCAATTAGCTTTTGCGTGTTATCTACTGGAGTTTCAGTAATATCAGCTTCTCCAACTTTAGCTAACTCTTCTGGAGTTGCAGGAGGAAGGTTAATGGGTTTTGATTCTGTTTCTGGAGAGGTTGCTGTTTGAGTTTCTGCTCCATTTAAAACTTGTGCTGTCTTCTCATTAACGATCGGGTCTTTGGATGGAGCAAGTCCAGTTGCTTTTCCTCCCAATGCAAGGGCAGTAAGAACTTGTTCACCAGTGCTTCCAAAGGTTATCGGAGCTGCTGGTTGATCTGTAATCCCCATCTTGTTCAAAGTAACATCAACACCATATCGCATTGGTTCCATGATCCCTGCACCAATGGCGGCTTGTCCTGCCATTTGTCCAGCAACTGCCCCGGCTCCCTTGGTTAATGCAGTAGCCCCATAGCCAAGTGCGGATTCAGCAGCAAATGGAAGTTGTGGTATTACTTGACCAGCAAAAGCTGTCTTTGGATATTCTTGTTGAGATGCTTGAATTTCTGGTTCTAACCCAAGTAATTTTTCTGCTTTTTTAGCACCAACAACTCCCAAAGCACTTCCAGCAGTAAATAATGCAGGAACAGCAAGTAAAGATGCTCCTCCTGTCACTGGCACTCCACCTGCTTCACCTGCAGCTACAGCACCCAATCCAGAAAGCAACCCAATTGTTCCCTCAATTCCAGCAGAAAGCCCAGAAGTTAATTGACTTGATTTTGGAGGTTGTTGATTTGGTGTAGCAGATGGATAGCCTTGCGTTCCGGTTTTAGCCAACTCTTGTGGGGTTGCCGCAGGAAGATTTATAACTTTACCTGTCTGTTCTCCAGCTTGAGAAGAATTATCTGGAAGTTTATCAAATGGGTTAGATGATTCAGAAATATCTGGTAAACTATCAAATGGATTTGAAGTAGTAACTTTGTTTGCTTTATTTGAATTTACAACTGGAGTATCAGAACTTTTCCCGGTTAATTTATTGTAAAAACTTCCTACTGCACTAGGCCACTCCGAGTTTGTGTTATATGGATCATTACCCGCCCCTGGAGGTGAATATATTGATCCTATTTCTTGAATCGTAGAAGCCCCCCGATATGGGCCTGTTGGTTTAGCCAAAGTTGATGCTTGTCGATCAATAGACTCTCCAACTGAATTAAACCCATATAAAGGCCCAGATGCATTAGAAATGCCCATTGCATTATTTCCCTGACGAAACGCCTTTGATGTTCCACCTCCAGTTTCATTCCAAGAGACGGCGGCAAGGAAATTTGGATCTATGCCATATTTATTACCAGCATCCTCAAAATCCTTTGCATAGGGTTTTAAAGGTTCTGGCAATGCAGATACATTAAGTGAGGTAGATGATGCTTTATCTGTTCCAGTTGTATCTACATCTGGAAGGCTATCAAATGGATTGGTAGCCATAAGCTATTATGTTCCAGACATTGCTGGAATTGCACCAGATGGAGAAGGGGATGGTGATACTGCTGGACTTGGGCTAGGACTTGGTGAGACAGCAGGAGTTGGGGATGCTTGAGGCGGCGGTTGATTAGCTGATTGAATGGCTTGATTTAATACTGATGGGTCAATACCCATGTCTTTTAAATGATTTGAAACAGCGGCATATCCTTTTTTGGGGATAGATTCAATTGCTTGTTTAATAATATCAGGATTTTTAATTACTATCTCCAGATTTCTCATCAATTCTCCATAAGTGAAATTATCGCCTAACTTATC